AAGAGTTGGGGTTTAGTCTAGAATTGTGGGAGGGTCTCGAAGGAAATCCAATCTCGGAACTGTATAGCAAATTTATCTTTGTATATAAGAGATGATGATACTGATTCTTTTATTAATCGTCGCCTTGGTACTCGTGTACACCAGGGAACCGAACGAACTCGTAGAGGTGAAGGAAAAGTACACGGTTCTCAGGAACCATCTTCGGGACACAGACAACCAGAAGTATCACATGCTACACAGGTGTATTCCCATCACCGGTATGAAACGAATGAATGGTTCGGTGGGGTCCAACACAAATAAAGGAGGAGAAATCATCGTGTGCCTGGACGGGAAACCAAATGAGATTTTTCATGTGCTCATACACGAGTTGGCCCATTGTACCGTGAGTGAATACGAACACTCTCCGCAGTTTTGGGAAAATTACCTCGAACTTCGAAACATGTGTATCGAGTTGGGTATCTACGAACAGATTCCACAAAAGACGGAATTCTGTGGTCAGCACATTCAGGATAAATAATCTCAGTCTAGTTTAAATGAAGACACCGGTAAACATTTTGATCACGGCCATCGCGTACTGGATAGCCCTGTATGCCGTGACCCTCGTGCCACTCATCTCCAAAAGTTACCACCTTAACCTCATATGGTTCACTGTCGTTATACCCAACGTCATCCGTTTTGCCATCGGTAACATCCCACGACTCGCCGTGGACCGGATATTTTTCCTCTCTGCGACCTTCATCGCGTTAGTTATCACCTTCCTCATTAACCAAGTTTCGTCTGAGACGAAGAAGGCTATGACTGACCCTAAAGCCGACGTTAACAAGAAACTTAAATTGAGTGCCTTGTTAGCGGGAACATTCGCTATGGGTGCTCTCGGTACGTATTATTCTGGAATTGATAATTCCATCTACAGTAATATGGGATGGGAAAGGCCCGTTTAAGGCTTGATGACGTAATCCTTCATGAGATAGAAGACGATCGCCGCGACCACACCGGTGGAAGCAAGACCAACCATACTCCTACCCCCTTGCTCGTTAAGGAACTTGGGGATAGAAGTCGCTAACTTGTCCTGGACAGGCTTGCTGACGGCGAGCGCGGTGCACGCCGCGACAAGAAGAGCGGTCATCTGCTCGTCGGTGAGGTTCATGGGGTTCTTACTGGCGGGCTTCTCAGCCTGACCGTTGGGGCTAGGGTAAGCACCTTGGGGGTCGGGAGCGGCCATCTGCATGCTCTGCATCTTGGGCTGATCAGTCATCATCGGGGGGTCCATCATGATATCGTTAATGGGAGTAGAATCCATCGTCTCTTTATTTTGACTCACATTTTTTTCAGGTGGAATAAAAGCAGTCGATTGATTCTGACTAATGGGAACCATTCCCTCTCCATCATCCGAGAGGTTCATGGTAAACACTTGTTCTGAAGCCATTTAATATAGCCATATGTTTTAGAATAATTCGAGAGACGCACCTATTTTGTCTTGGTTATCTTGAGATTTGTCTTTTTCGTAGCCTTCTTGGCATCATCCTCTCTCTGTTGTTGATGTTTGGGATTATACATCTTCTGGTGTAACCTCCACAAGTCTGGGCCACCCACTCTGAAATTCTTCCTGAGTGTCGCTTTGTACCAAAACACACAATCCTGAATCTTGTTAGACTTGACCGTATTGTCTAACACGAGGCACTCGTAGTTTTCCGTACAAGCATCCATCACTTTACAGAACATATCGAAAGAGGGAAAAATACCGAAAAATGATTTGTAGAGTTTTTCTCGATTTTGTATGATATTTTCTCTCAAAATGAAGACATAATCGACATTAGCGCGTAGCGCGGGTGGCAAATCCATTACGTACTGCATTGTGAGCATGAAGAAAATCTTCCAGTGTCTACCATTCATAAAGCACTGACGTATACAGGTATCTTTAAGGAACTTTGAGTCGTACATACAGTCATCCAAAAGCATGAAAGCTCCACAATTATTTTTACCCGCACCCACCAATTTACGTTGCCTGGCCATCACACGTTCTATGGCATCTCGGTCGTAGTCGCCATAGACGAACAGGTCTGGAATAAAGTTTGAATAGAAATGATTACCTTCCTCTGTACCCGACAGTACTATACCCGCTGGTAAATGCTTCTTGTAGTACATGATGTCTTTGACCAATGTCGACTTACCCGTGTTTCGCTTTCCTATAAACACACATACCCGATCATCACTCATCGTCTCGGGTTTGAATTTTCTCAACTGAAGATTCATTCTATTGTAGTGTTTCGTTTTATTTACCAAAATTTTACTCATATACAGTAGGAATGGCTGGTCGACTGAGACTCGCCGCCACTGGAGTCCAAGACGAATGGCTCACAGGTGAACCACAGTTTTCTTACTTCCTGGCGAATTTCAAACGACATTCTAAATTCGCATTTGACTACGTAGAGAGCCAGTTCGACGGTGACATAGATTTTGATAAGAGTATCATTTGTAAAATACCCGGAGACAAGGGTGACCTCGTGAGGAACATGACCCTGAAGATTACTTTGAGTGACCCCAAACCCGATGATGGCGACGAGAACGATATGGTGTGGTCACCTTCGGTGATTACGCACATGATAGAGTACGCGGAGCTCCTGATTGGAGGACAACCCATCCAGCGTCTTACAGGGGAATACATCTACATGCATCAACAGTTACACAACACGAACGATGATATAGAACAGACCCTCTATTTCCTGAATGGACACGGCAATTTCCTGAGCTACGCCGACCCCTACACGTATTTCCTAGACCTCCCCTTTTACTTTTACAGGAATCCATCTTTAGCTATACCCACCTGTGCTCTTACCAAGCAGGTTGTTGAGGTGCGAATCAAACTCAAACCCTTGATAGACGTGGTACGAAATATCAGTGCCACTGACCCCGCTGATAACTTTCTCGACGCGAACGCCTCGATTAAGAAGTTTTCACTCGATAGTGAGTTTGTGTATTTGACCGAAGAAGAACGAAGCTTTCTCATGACCAGACCACTCGATTACGTCATCACACAGGTTCAGATGTCTAAATTCGTCATGAAACCGGGTGAAAACAAAAAGAGTGTGATGCTCAACTTTCGACACCCGGTCAGAGAACTCTTATTCGTCTCACAAAACGAATTGGCGTATCTTTTGAACATGTCTAACTATTACAACAGTATAGTGAACGCCGAGTTACGTTTTAACAATGAGGTGGTATTTAACCGGGACGGTCTTTTCCTGGAGTACGAACAGGCGCTCAAGCATCATGTTAACGTTCCCTCTTTCGAGACGTTAACGACACAGACCTTTAACGGTGTGAAACCCATCTTAGGACCTTCTAAGTTTGGGACGTACTCCTTTGCGATGAAACCAGAGTTACCTCACCCCACGGGTCAGGTTAACATGAGTCGTATTTCTCACAAGCTCTTCACCATAGAGATTTCTCCTATAAATTCTGTGTACGAAAACACGACACGTATCTACGCTGTAAACTACAACGTATTACACATTGCAAGTGGTTTAGCGGGATTAAAATTTTAGGTAGTTATAGTAGTAATGGCTGGACAGATTCAGCTCACGACGATGGGTCCTCAAGAGAGGTTTTTTACGTTGGACCCAGACTACAGTCATTTCATAGAGACGTTCAAAAGGCATTCGAACTTCTCGAGACAATACGTAGACATAGATCCGGAAAATGTGGCAGACTTTGGAAAAAAGGCTAAGTTTAAGATTCCCCAGAATCAGGGAGATATTCTCAAAACGATCAGTGTTCGGTGTACACTTCCCGAAATTATCCAAACGAGTACGACCATGTACATAGAATCTGTGGGTCACGCACTCATCGAATACGTGGAACTCATCATAGGCGGTAAGGTTGTTCAGCGTCTCACGAGTGATTATCTCCAGATTTATTCGGAACACAACGTCACACAGACGAAGCAGAAGGCCCTCGATAGACTCATTGGTAAATACCCACTTCGAACCGCTGATAAAAAGGTGGGCGAAGTGACGTCTGGGGGTGGTGGTAACACGGGTATTGTCATTCACAACACTCTCGGTCTATCCTCCGACGAAAACTTTTTCATCGACATACCCTTCTACTTTCATGACCACCCGGAGCTCGCCATACCCTTGTGTGCGATCACGAATCAAGAAGTAGAGGTGGAAATTAAACTGAGAGATGCCCAAGACCTCGTGATCAAGGGTGATGGCACGTATATCACTTTACAGGAGACGCTCAAGATGAAAGAGTTTAAACTGTGCGCGGAAGTTGTTTTTATCGACTGTGAAGAACGGATTAAACTTCAAAAAACAAAGAGAGACTATCTCATCTCACAGGTCCAGCAAAACGTCTTTGACGTAGACGCGGGTGTCAACGAGGGAAAGTTTAAACTCGATTTTACAAACCCGGTCAAAGAGCTCTATTTCGTCATACAACGCCAAGGAACAACCGGAGATGGTGTGTCCCAGGGCAACTTCGTGACCATTTTCGATTACGATAACACGGCAGACGTCCAAAACGGTAAATTCATACTCTACGAAAACCTAGACTACCTCACCCTCACTTTGGACGGACAAGAAATCATCACACAGGATACCGGAAACGTCATATTTTTGAAAGCGGTACAGGCGGCGATACATCACTCGAAGACCCAGCTCATTCGACGTTTCTATTCGTACAGTTTCGCTCTTCAGCCCGAAGAATGGTACCCCACGGGACAAGTCAACTTCAGTTTAGTGAAAGAGCAACTTTTAAACCTAAGTCTCACAGATTGTCCTGATTTTAACAGACAAGTTCGGGTCTACGCCGTCAACTATAACATTCTCCGTGTGAGTGAGGGAATTGCACAAACTCTTTTTGACTCCAAACAATAAAGATGAACATGCAGACTGGATTTGGAGATGGAGGGAATGCCATGGTCAACCAATATATTGAAACCATGACAAACATCCTCGTTCCCGTTTTGGAAAAGAGTACACTTTTGGCTGTCGAATATTCAAAGGCTTGTGGAAGGGATACTCTGCTTCCAGAAGACATGGAATATGCGATGAAGTACTGTGCAATGTATCGTGTCGGTGAAAACATCGGCTCTATGTTTCCCGACATTTATGAAGAGGGGGACGAAGTTGAAGATGAAGAGATGCCCACCGTCGACCCCGAAGACTGTCCTCCATTCGAGAGGTACACGGGTAACGATACCGTATTTCTTCAGATGAATGAAGCCTATGATCGTTGGGACTCCTGGAAACCCCAGAATCCGACAGAAGAGATGTTAAAAAATGCTATTAATAGTAATGAACATCTCAGAGCCTGAACCATGGAATCTTTCGGATACTAAGTTCAAGGTAAGTAACATCGAGACAAGTTCTAGTGATGACTCATCCGACGATGAGCAACTTTTTTCAAAAACAAAAACAATCAGGAAAAAAAAGTTTAAAAAACTCGTGAAGAAGGAGGAAATCACTCCCGATTAATTTTTTTCCCAATGTATAGTATAACAATCACAATGTCGGCTGCTGCTCTCCAGACCGTAACCCTTGTCACCCAGGAACTCCAGACTCAGACCCTCAACTCCATTGTTGGTGGTTTCTCTTTCGCTGCGGCGATGTCTTGGATGGACTTTGTTCGCTGGACCATCACCCAGATTATTAAGGTTCCCAAGAACGGTGGCGCTCAGTACGCTCTCACCGCCCTTCTCACTTCTCTCCTTTCCGTCGTGGTCTTCCTTGCGATCTCCCGCATCAACTCCAAGGTCTCTAAGCCCGCGCAACCCGTCTACGCGATAACCCGCTAAACGGTCTCTTCTTCATGAAGGCGAGTAGGAATATACCAACCAGAATTATTATTCCAATATACATATACTCTTTCCTCCAACTATAAGAATTCTTCACAACCTCAGGAATACTTATTATTGGCTTTTCTTCTTTCGGTTTCTCCTCCTCGATGGGAACTTTCGGTAAATTTTCCAATTTATCTGTAGTACCCGAAATTTCAAATTTGAGTACATGATCTTGATTCCTAAAATCATATGGAATGAGACGTCCGTGACTCATGTAAAAGAATTCAATTTTGATATCCTTTATGACCTTTTGACTTCCGGAATGAAAATGGTGAACTAACGTATCATCCGCACCGTTGAAATTGATAAAGTCGGAACCATCCAAGAGTATGTGTCCAGTATAAAATGGATTTGACGTGTATACAGTCTGTGTAAACTCATCCGAACCTGTCGTCAACCTGAGAATGAGAGAATTAGGACCACTCAGGTTAATCGCACCAGAAACCAACGAACCAGATTGAGTACTCACGTGATTCTTCGAATTAAAACCCATGACCTGATGTGGAGTCGTCTGAAGCGATGTGTTGCTCGTGTAGCCATTCGTCCCATCATAAAATTCGAGGGTAAACTCGTGTGTACCAGAGACCGTATTAGAAAACGTGAGAGCATTTGTGTCCGTGTCAAACACGACAGAGTTGATGTTCGAGTCGGGTGGTGCCAATTTCGTCTCTAAATCAGATGCGAGCTCCGTACCTGTCGTGTAGTTTGTTTCATCCAAAGAAAACACATTCCCATTGACACTGAACGTTTTATTAGAGGTACACGTGATCAATTGTGGTGTGGGAATACGTGCTGATACGAGTTTTATATTGGACACGTCATAGATAGGATTGTCTAACGTGACGACATAGGTGTTGGCGTGCAAGTAGACGTTCGTATCTCTCTCACCACTATCTATGTTAAGGGTGTGAACCTTCATTAAAATATAGGCACAATATTTTAATGATTGTTTTTGTCTAGGTATACAGGATTTAATGAGAAAGAGAGTGCGAAAGAGGGTTATTCTGAAGCTGCCTCTTGGCGATGTCGAGATTCGCGGTGTTGGGATTGGCGTTACCCTTGTACGCGTTGAACTGATGGAAAGGCTTTTGCTGATAGTTTTGGGTCCAGCCACCGTTCGCGGCGTTCATACGTCCATCTATGCGAGTCGTGTCAGTACGAACAGACGTGAGACGACCACCCTGTTTGAGGGCGGACTCGCGGACATTCATACGACCGGGGTTACCCATGCGGTTAGGCTTACCACGACGATCCTCGGGGCGGAAGCCGTACTTCATGAGCTCCTCGTTGTTCTTGGAAGCTATCTTAACAGCGGCACTGTTCGTGTACGCACCGTGATGGCTGTGAATACCCGGCGCTGGGTGATTGGCGTACGTGTACTGCTCATCGTTGCGATCCGACTTAAACCTGGTGGGGTCCTGAGGCATGGCATTCGCCGATACGAATCGCTTCGCACCGTTAAATCCTAAACCATCCGCGCGGTGACCAGTCTCCGAACGGTTCGTGGTACGCTTGGTCCTCTCGTGCTCGTTGCGGGGAACGACACCGGACATGCCCTGTGCACGACCAGCCATCATGGGCCTTCGGGAAGGTAAATAAGCAGTCGTCTCAGGCTTGTTGTGTGTAAGCTCACCAACCTTGGCGGAACGACCACCGGTAACATCCGCCGCGGGACCCGCGCGTCCTGGGAGAGTCGTGAGACGATACTCACCGACGTTTATGGGGTTCACACGGAAAGTCTGTTGGAAACCACCGACGGCTGGGACGTGGGCACCGACACCGAGACCTGGACCGACGAGTTGCTTTTCGATGGGACTCAAGTTATTCATCCGACCCTGATCATACATACGGTTCCTCATGTTTAGGATTTCCTGACCGCCGCTACGTTGTTGAGGACTGATATCAGCGAAGCTCGCCATCTCCATCTTGTGGGCGACTTCGACGGGGGCATCAAAGTTATTCGATTCTACTATTTCTGGGTTTTTCAAAGTTGGTGGAGCGTCTTTGGGTGGTTCCGACTTGGAACTCAGGTTCCGCCCGGCGAACACAAGTCCAGCAACAGCCATGAGTGATATAGGATCAGCCATTCTTACTTCTTATTAACATTTTTATTAAGGTACCTCTGCTCAAAGAGACCATTCTGGAGCTCAGCACGAGTACTGGAAGGGTCGTACTTCTGGGTACGGAGAGGAACCTTGCACTCCATGTTGGTGAGAGGGAAAAGGTTACGCTCGTACGTCTGAACGAGGTGCTTGTTAAATCGAGAAGTAGATTGGGGGCGAAGTTGATCACTGGTATCAATATACTGCGCGGGAGAACCCTTACCGGCCATGTACGGGGCGGTGCCATACAACATGGTATTGGGACGGCACTCGCCACAGTTCAAGGAACTGGGCTGAGGGTACACGAAAATTTCGTCAGTCGCCTTCACAGGGGGAACGGCACCCGCGTTTTGAACAATGGAAAGTCCAGGTTGGAGTTGGTATGCCATTTATTATTACATGAGAATATTTATCTACCTAACTGTTCCGCCGTGCATACCGGAACGCTTATCACCGTGACCACCGAGACCGGAAAAGGCCTCGAGCTGGACACCGCGCGCGTTGGGGTTGCAAAAACGGGTATCACTCTTGCACATGGGACCATTCTTGGGTCCATAGAGCCATTCCGCGAAAGCTGTTTGGTCCCCTGGGATTTTGGTCACTGGGTTAGAAACAAACTGACGCTCCATGGCGTTACGAAGGTACTTGGGCATAGCCGTACGAGAACGCCCCGCGTCGTAAGGAATGCGGTCGCTGGTGTAACTTTGTACGAAAGGCTTCACCGTGGGGTAATAACACGCCTCTAAGCGGTTGGGGGCGTCGCTGTAGTCCGTGACGAGGACGTTACCCATGGGGTTATCGGGAGTGGGCATCTGACAACTCGCACCCTCGAACGAACCCCCATACGTCTCCTTCACCATCCTAGACTTATAAAGAACATAGATGACGGCAATGACGGTCGCACCTAAAACGAAGACGCGAGGGTCACGACGAATGAGATAAAGAACGGTACACACGTAGATAATGAAACGAGAAGCGGCGTTCACCCGGTCCTCTGGAGTTTGTTCACTGGTTGGCCAGAACTGGTTAACCTGATCAGCCCTCACGAGCTGCTGAGGATCGTCGAACCAAACCTTCATTTAGTATATGTGGAGGTTTATTTTTTAGGAAGACTACCAAGCATACCGCCCATCATCTTCATCAGAGCGTCTTGGTCGAAATCGCCGTTACCATCTTGCATCTGATCGGCGACACCCTTGGCAATCTTCTCAATCTGGGACAGTGTGTCATCTGGGAGAGAAGTGATGGTGGTACCGAGCATGTATAGGGTTTGGAGATACTGCCACGTCGCGTTCTTTGTGTTGGCGGACATTCTCTCCCAATACTTCTTGATGTCGAGTTCCTTCAAAAACTCGATGTTCTCGATTTCGTTGAGAAGGAACGTCTCATCCTTCGCGGAAATCTTAGACGCATAGGGGGTGACACCGGTCATGAAACCGTCTACGACGAGACGCGGGTTCGTCGACTTGAGTACATCGAACGAAGTGAGCATCTTTTTGATACCTTTTTCCTCTGGAAAAGTCTTGTGCAATTCCACAAGAAATTGACTCATCATATCGTTGAAAGCGGATACGGACGCCATTTTCTTAATCTATTGGTTTAATCTTTAAGTTTAAAAAGGTTCACTGGAAATAGCCTCCTTTTGTGCTAATCCACCAGTAACAATAAAGAACACGAGAATGGCGTTCAGTACAGCGGGCTTCGTATATTTGTTAAGCTCGAGCTTACCCTCGTTATTCAGGTACGCTTTGAGATGAATATAAGCAGCGGTTATTCCAGCTGCGATTAAGGCGGCACTCACGGGGTCGCGTAGATGATCGGAGAGTTCCATTTAATAATACCTGGGATTTTTTGTACGCTGCTCTGGTGCATCACCGAATAAGACATCGTCGTCGACTTGCCCCTGAGGCTGAGGCTGAGGCTGAGGCTGAGACTGGAACGGAGGTTCTTGTTCAGGGGTGGCGATAGGCTCGGAAACGGGATCGGGAGCCTGTACACCCGGGACAGTCTTAAACTCATTTTCCAGACCCGTGGGTTGAGGTTCACCCATGTCCATGGGATCGGATTCCATCACAGGTTCGGGTTCGGGTTCGGGTTCGGGTCCGAGCTCGGGTTCGGGCCCTGGGAAAGGTTCTTCCCCACCGTCAAGTACATCAGGGTCGGCGGAATCCTGTACGTCACCGTCGAGGGAAATATCACGCGTTTCCTGTGACATGTACGTCTGAAGAATCTGTTGCACGGGGATGAGTTCCTTCACGGTGTTCTCGATACACGTAGAAAAGCGCATGGTGAGGTTCTCATCACGAGCGTACTCACTCTGTTCCTCGTGGAAGATGTATGGGTCTTTATAGAGGTCTCGAGCGGCGTTATTATAAACAGTCTGGATGAACACCTCCTCGGTGGGAAGCTTGAGGGAAATCTTCTTGTTGTCCGCCTTGAGACGAACGGCCGAAAGAATCTTGGTACAAGCTACGAAAACAGCCGCGAGAAGGTCGGTGAACCAAGCGCAACGGTCGGTAATGTTATCCGCGTGGCGCTTCGACATGGCATTGGACCAGTTAGGAACCTCCTTCAAGAGCTTCTGGAACATGATGAGAACCTGTTTACCCTTGGAGGTCTTCACGGCTTCACCGTACATTTCCTGAAAAACTTCAATCATAGGCGGACACATGATAATGCACATTTGACCTAAGTACTCCTTCTTGGCTTCAACCAACACATTCAAATTGTCCATTTATGATTAAAGGGTTTTTTAAAATACTCTTTACTACGCACCTCTCCTGTACTGATTCGCCATCTTTTTGAGGTTCAGTAAATTGGGTAAATCTGTCTCTTCTTCATCTTCGACCTTTTCCTTTTTCTTTTTTGGTACGACCCATGATACGTAAATGTCAAAATCACTCAATAACTTTACCGTAAAACCACCCAGTTGAAACTGTCTCGCGATATATTTCGCCGCGAGTCTCCTGTCAAACACGGGATAGCCAAGTAAAAATGTCGGAACGGTGAGAAAAATCTGTTTATGTCCCAGCTCCACGGACTGTTTAATTTTACCGGAGAATTGTTCATATATTTTCTTGTAAATCTCCTTTTTGATTTGTTTCCTTTTCTCATCAATCTTAGTCACGTCATTGATGCTTAACATTATAATTACTGTAATTTATTTTTAGCCGTTTCAAACTCACTCTTGGTGGGTACGGCAGCCTCCTTGACGAGTTCATACTTTACAAACTCCTTACCGGCAGAACCCTCCACAAAAGCGGACACGTCACCTGGGGCCTGAACATCGAGGGGTTGCGAACGGAGAGAAACGATGCGAGACTTGGAACCCTCGACCTCGAAGGTGGCGACGATGGAGAATCCAAAGGAGAAGCCATCCTTCTTCACGGCCATGAACATGACCTCATAAATCTCGGTGTTATCCTTCCTGTACCCCTTGATGGCGGTGGTCTCGATGATGTACGTGCACATACCGGTACGCTTAGAAATCTCCTTGTTCGCTTGGAGGACAAAGTCCTCGACCATATTGTTATCCACGCTGACTTCGAATGGCTCGAACCCCTCGAGATTTGGTCTGGGGTCGTTCAGCTTTACTGGGGGTACGGGCTTCGTGTATCCTGAGAGACCGAAGGTTTCCGTGAAAGATTCCATGTTGGTCGTCAGAAGAATCACTACGACTATGAGCGCGAACGCCAGAATGTAGTTCATATTTACTATTACGCGTTAATTTTTTTTAGAGAAATTACGATGTACATAGTAGATGTCGCTTCTGATATATAGTCCAAGGTGTAAACATTCTATGGATGTCATCGGGTACATTAACCAGCACCACCAGTTGAAGCAACTTATTCGATACCACAACGTGAACACACAGGGTATACCTCCCAGTTACAAAAACAAGATTAACAGGGTACCCACGATGTTAACTCAGAACGGTAAGATTCTCGTGGGTAACGAGATTAAGAACTGGCTCGACTCCCTACTCCCTCCTAAAGAGGTGGTACATAGTCCCTTGGGTGGTTTTGGGTGTGGAATGACGACCCTGGATGGGGACGCGCCCACGTCGGACATATTCGCCCTCGAAGATTACGGTAGGGCTCTACAACCTCCCATGACGAAAGAACTCGAGGAGAAGATCAGTCGTGACGTGAGTAAGGGAATAGCCTACGATTCACAGATTTAAAGAGTTGAAACGCATATCTATACAGATATGAAATTGGTCACTATCCAGGCATCAGCCTTTAAGTCAACGTTCGAGGTGCTAAAAGATATTCTAAACGATGTGAACATTTACTTCAGACCTCAGGGTATGTATATCGTCACCCTCGACACGGCGAGAACCTCACTCATCGATATATTTTTGGCGGCTGACAACTTTGAAGAGTACGAGTGTACCCAAGAAGAGATCATCGCCGGTATCAACATCTCGAATACCTTCAAATTGTTGAAGACTATCACGAATAATGATGTTCTCAAAATTGAAATTAATTCGAAGGAACACATGGATATCGAAATTTCGAGTGAAGCCAAAAAGACAAACACAAAGTTTCAACTCAAGCTTTTGGACATCAATGAGAGTCGCATCGAAGTTCCCGATATTGAGATGACGACCATCACCACTCTCCCGTCTGTAGACTTTCAAAGACTATGCCGTGACATGTCTAACATCGGTACGGACATCGAAATCAAGAGGACCGGAAACGAAATCAAATTCAAGTGTGAAGGCGACTTTGCAAACCAGGAAACTTCTATCGAGTGTCTCGACGAGAGTCCCGACATCACCGGTACATATAGTCTAAAATACCTGAATATCTTTACAAAGGCGACGAGTATGTGTGCGTCTGTGCAAATTATACAGGAAACGGGTAATAGGTTTTTGATTCTCAAGTATAACGTGGCGAATTTGGGAGAGCTCAAGTTTTACCTGGCAACTAAGGTATCTGAAGATCAGTAGTAAAGTGCTCGAGTGTCTTCAGGGTCTTTTTCATACCCAAACTGTTCGATAGAATAATTTTAGGAAAACGATCCTTCAGTACTTCTCTGTCGTAATATAAAAAGTGTTCGAGTGGAACACGTTGACCGTGGAAATCACTTCTAGGTCCACCGTAACGTTTCACCTTTTCAGTAATGTTTCGTATAGGTTTATCATCGTGATCAACTATCCAAGCACTACTCAAAGGGATACTAAAGTGCATGGCCGCGTCTTCGTTCTCACCAGGTTTAAAGTTGATATCGTTCGAAATGGCCGTGTACACGTGACCGTTATAGAAATACTTGATGCGCGATATGACGTACTTGACGTTTTGTGGTACTGCCGTGTGTCTGAAGTCTCGTCCAGTCGCGTCGATGTAGTACTCGTCGAGAATACCGTCCCAATCTTTACTCTCCTCTGCCCAAAACGTATCTTCGGTCTGATACTTCATGTCATGGTCGATCTTGTACTCCAACTCTTCACGCAAAATTTTATAATCTGGTGGTGTGGTTATATTTTTGTACAGAAATATAAGATTACTTAAAAGTTTGGCAAGCATTTCTCTATAAAGAATGGAAGGTAATTTTTTAAGTAGGTACAACAACAAGATGGACGGGTGGAACGAACTAATACGCACTGATCCGGCAAATAAAAACAAATACGAAGCTGAGATGGCTGAGTACGTGATGAAGTGCATGCCGTTCATGAATGAGTACACAAAAGAAGACGTAGAAAAGACAAACACAGACAATATTTTCAACGTGAAAGAGACGACAGGATTAAAACGGAAAGACATTTTTACCGAGTATCTCATCGAAGTTGAAAACCAAAATATCCAGAGACCCCGTGAACATATAGCCTTGGAAATATGTGACACGTGTGGTGAGGATAGCAACATTCTCCACTTCCATGAGACTGCGGACCTAGTTTGTGATGGGTGTGGACAAATCGTTGCACGTGCGATGAGTGAAGAACTCACGTACCGAGAAGAACAAGAGACGTCGGAGAAGGTGGTGAACTATTCGTACAAGAGGGAAAATCATTTTAACGAATGGCTCTCCCAATTTCAGGCACAAGAAATGACCACCATACCCGAAGAAGTCATAGAACAATTGAGAGCGGAACTCAAGAAAATCAAAATTAAGAAACTCGAAGATATCACACACGCTAAAATTAGAGGACTTCTTAAGAAGCTCAGACTAAATAAATACTACGAACACGTTCCATACATCACTAACATACTCAACGGAATTAAACCACCGAGCATGCCACAAGAGCTCGAAGAGACGTTACGGATTATGTTCAAAGATATTCAAAAGCCGTTTGACGATAATTGTCCATCGGAACGTAAAAACTTTTTATCGTATTCGTACGTACTCTACAAGTTCTGCGAACTTTTAGGTGAAGATGAATACCTCCAATACTTTCCACTTCTCAAGTCGAAGGAAAAGTTGTACCAACAAGATCTCATATGGCGTAAGGTGTGTTCCACACTCCGGTGGGAATATATTCCGACCGTATAATAAATGGTGGTGCGTATTCCCATGAGAACCAATGGCTACTTGAGCAAACAAGGGTATGTCGGTGTCAAGTCCATGACCAAACTCGCTCGACACAGGGCCTTGTCTCGTGTCATCAAGTCGGGTGAACCACCCCTCGGTCTCTTCCGTCGACTCAACGTACTCATGATACTTTTCAAGAACAAAGATCCAAAACTTTCAAAACTTTTTAAAAATGATCGAGATTGGATTAAGAAAAAATTTTTAAAACCTAAGTAGAAAAATAATTTTTCATTTTTCAAAACCATGGAAGACGAACAAGCTCTGTGTGCCCTCTACGATTTGGAGTCACATGTACTTCCCCATCTTAACACCATCACACACACAGACCCACACGTGAAGTACTGTCTCGAACAGGCTAAGCATCATCTAAAGTTGGCTCAGGAATTGTTAACCGGGGCAGTCCTCGATCCGAAGACGCACTTTGATGATGCGCAAGAATTTTATCAAACT